GTGACAGTCTTCATTGTAATCAGAACCCTATAGTAATATTTCTAGAGCTCTGATTACGTCTACCTCATGCTTAAGTATATCTAGCAATTTGAAATTAGTCTCCCCTATAGCATGTATTGGGATACCAAAAGCTTTTGCCATCATTAACTTGGTGTGAGGTATGTCACTACGGTATAAACCATACAGACTTGCTTTCAATCTATTAAGTACATCGGGCTTAACTTTCGTTATTTCTACCCCGAATGTTCTGCTAATAGACAAGCTATGTATCGCTTCTACCGCTTTTTTATATATCTTATGTTTGTACACTGCATCTACAACTACTTTACAAACCTGTGTGGCGTAGTCCCATGCTCCTGGCATAGGTGTATCAAGATCTTGTTTCTGTTTGTCAGATATATCACGCCTAGAGTACTCTTTCTGTTTGATTTCGTGTTGCAGACTTTCAGTTGAGATATCTAATGACAGACCACCCATAGATACGTGAGTCTGTTCTATAATATCTAAATCTTCTAAACTGACATTCCATTTGTAACAGAGATATTCGTATTGAACTTTTTTGATATCTGCGGCTACATCATTTAGCATACCCCGTTGTTGTGCTTCAGCAATTCGCGTTACAATCGCTTGTTGTAGTGGTAATATTTTGTTGGGTACAGCCATTTCCGTTGGACCATGTACCAAAGTAGCTATAGCTCTACTTAAATACTGTCCACCGCCACCATCATAATGATCAACTCGTAGGAATTCTGCAATAGAACCTAAAAAGCATTTAGACATTTGAAATCTAACATTATGTAATTCAGCACCTGCTACCAGAGCCTGTACCTGTTGCAGACTGTCAACAGCTGCTAAAACATCATCACCATTATGTGTTGCCACTAAGTCCCTGCCTTTAGTCAGTAACCTTATATATATATAGTTGAGTACCGTGTTCATGAAGGTCGTCAGTCTCCAGCCTGATAGTAACGTACCAGTCGTTTTGTAAAAACTATCCTGTCCTTGTTCTTTGATAAAGCATGAATCTAGTGAGTGTAATATCCATGGAAATACCTTCCGCTGTTCGACAGACATCTTTTTACCAAAAACTGCAAAGTATGCTTTTAGAACTTCTCGCATACTTGCCACTGAGTGTTGTGAATTGAAGTCTTCAAAATCAAAGCAGTAAGGAACCCCATTACGCATTATCTCACGTACGGTATTTTTGACATTATTTTCTTCAGCACCAGGCCCTATTGGAAACAGTTGTGATAGTACGCGCTCGCAATCCCCGAATACGAACCCAGTGAGTATGAAATTCGTTGCATCTACACCGTAGATAGCCCGCATCTTAGTCCACTCACACTTAACGGAAGGCCAAGCTCTTATCTCTGGCGGCCGTGATAACAAATCATCTAACTTTGGTTTAGGCATTGCGTTAAGACTAAAGAACTTGTGTCTATTCAGACTATCTTTCGCCACATACTGGAGATCTTCTTCGTATTGAGAATGATAAGCTCCAGTCGGTGCCCATTGCCATCGTTTGTTGATATATGACGACCATTTAAGATTATCCACTTGTCCACCTAAATTCTTAATCCGTGTAAACAGACTACCGGCTTCTTGGAAAATAGCCTCGGCATCAAAGTTAGCTAAGTTAGGTCGTGTTCGGTTCTCTTTCTCACTATGCCAGTCAACACTACCTAAACCTCTGTTAGCCAAAACTTCCATTTCAAAGAAAGGTTTAAGATCTAATGGCACCAAGTTCTGTAGTGCCTTGAGTCGTAATGTGAACTTATTTTTAATCTTTTTAATGAAGTCATCAAGACTATCGAATTTCCACTGCCAGATACCGGAACAAGATATGTATTGCCAAGCTATGTCAGGCAGTGACTTTGCCCAAACTATAAACCCTATAAACATTGATTCATGCATTCCCAATGAAGCTAGATGCTCTAAACATGGGTACATAAACCGAGCTCTATGGTCAAACCAGCTGACTCCAAGCTTTCTGAGCTCTTTAATAGTCAAGTGTCGTAAATGTAAAGAAGAGATCTTAGTGATAGGAGGTTCACTAGTACCGGTCATCCATGAGTGTATCGTAGGATAGTTCTCCAGAGAACCTTTATACTGTTTAATACTACTCCGAGTAATAAAGAAAGCGTGCCTTAATACATCAACATCGTCTATAAGGCCGTAAGGGAAAAGATCTGGGCCGTATTGTAGCCGAGACAATCTAAGCAGTACACTTTTAGGCATATGCTTTAAAGGTAAAGAATTATGTATATAAAGTACAGTAAAATCATGATCTGGCAGATAATAAGCTAAAACTGGAACGGCCCTGCCTCGGATATGCATGTGTACAACACCATTAAGATTAACTCCATTAAGTATGTCATATAGTAAAAAATTAGCTTCACTGAAACTAGTTTCGTTCAGAATATCGCCATTAGATAAACAGTACATAGGCACAGCCATACGCTTATTATTTAATAGCTTTAAACCTGAGGCCCCGCTTCCGTTTCCACAGGTCGCGCCTCTGGTGGATCCGGTGGTTTGTCTTCTTGTGATTCGATTAATGGTAATACTCCTTGGGTTGTGGGCAACGGTACGCCTGCGTGCAGGTGTTCCACGCGAAAATCCGCCGTTTCAAAATCATACACAGCAGCTAAAGCTACGGTATATTGTTGTCCCGCATCCGTTGCCACTCTTATTTCAGTTATCCCTGACTGTAATGCTAACACATGCCCTCCACTAGGCGCATTCCAATTAGGTTCTAGTTGTGCCGACGGGATATCCCGCGACCAATATACTGTTGTCTTAGTACGTAAGCAAAATTCTGTACTTGTGCCGAAAGTATAATCTCGTGCGACTATACTTTCTAGTGTATACGATTTAGGTTCTTCTAAATCTTTAGGTGTAACTGGAGGCATGGCGACACTAACATCGTTAGCCGCATATATTGTATGTCTTCCATTTCGAGTTGGGTGCTGGTAGTTCACATTGTAACCTTGAAACCTAGATAGTACACCTAGTGCCCATAGATCATTATAGTTTAAAGCCTGCATCACTCTGCGCACGTTCCTTTTCTTTACGCCTGGACTAATATTATAAATGGAACCATAAGGAGTTCCTGCTATTAAAGAACCTGCTAGACCCGCTATCAATGTAATACAAGAAGGTGCCACTATAGTGTTCATTAAGATATAATTATCCCTAATATCATATCCATAGTCTGTAATATTTTGAAAATTAAGTGTACCAAATGGGACCCGTTTATTATAACAGCTCCTCAGCGGTTCAGTCCACACTGTTGCTACACATGAGTGTGCTCCAGTTGGCACAGCCCTACCTATAACAGCTGAAAACATAGCATCTGCTCTGTAGTGCTCATCTACCGTTAGGTTTGTCACTCTAGAGAGACCTACTAATAGATCCATCAAATTCTTCTTATTGAAGATAGTGAAGTATTCTCCCCAATACCAGCACGTATTTGCAAACACGGATTCTATAATTAAGGAATCAGACTCCGTATCTAAACTTCTAACTGCTTGGATAGCTTCAGCGGTTGTGCATACTCCCTCTTCTTGTAGCAGTATATGTATAGCTGCTCTCTTAAGTCCTAACTTCGGCAGATAGAGGGTACGCGGTATCTGTGTCCACCAGTGAGCTTCAACCGTTTCAGTTGCTGGCTGTGCTAACCAATACTTACATGCTCTTAGTGCCGCTAACATATCCTCATGCCATCTGTGGTTATTCACCAACTTGATAATAATTGCTCGCACTTCCTCTGCGCTGTAAGTCGTAGTCATGGGTACTATTTGTGTAGGGGTTGTAATTCCTATCTTCCCTTCTATACCCAAGTCTATGATTTGATCACACAAGAACGGAGTGTGTCGTACGTCGTCCTGTATGATATTGTCAAGGATTGCCAGATCTTTAGATGTTAAGCCTGAACAGTTTAGGAAACCGAAGTAATTTTTAAAATTGTCTACAGTTGCATCATCTGAAAACCAGTTATCTTTAGTATTTTGTAGAACATAAACGTCATTTAGATCCGTCGTATGCTGCCCTACTGGTACTATAAACCTATTTTTGATGAATCCAAATGTATCACCAAAGTGATTCCCACTACGGCTGTGACCATCGTTGTAGTCATACATTTTCCATACTTTAACAGTTTTAACTAGTCTAGCATCAACATATTCTGGGTTTGGTAAATGCACACCGCCTACCAAAATATTTTGGGCTGGCAGCGTAGCACTCCAAACGATAATGTCTGCGAGGAGAGCCTGCGTAGATTGATCAGTTGAAATAATCTGTGCTCCATCCTCGTGGTTGCGTACAACTAAAGCTAGTTTCTCTAGTTGGGCCATTTCATCCCCGGCTCTGACAATTGACATCACCTGCGACGCTGTAAACTTGATAGTGTGATCAAAAACTTGGGTTTTACCTATCATCTTGAGTAATTGATATCTTAGATACAACTTCGTGATCAAAGCAGTTGCGTTATCATAAAAATCATTGGCAAAAACAGCATTATAAAATCTACCATAACGTGCCTCTTTAACATCTGAGCTTATACCTAACTCTCTAAGCCGTTTAATTATCACTGTTTCGTTAGGTAGCCCTTCAGTAGTTACATACTTCTTGTTCAATCCATAGATTGAATGTTGGCGTGTAGCTGCAACTATGGTCTGCGCCATACCGTAAACAGTCGCCTTTGCGGCACAGAATACCTTTCCTCTATTCTTGTACTTCTCCCCTATTATATCCATTATGCCAGGGGCATCTAATGTGTGTTTTTTTAGATTAGCGTCCACAACGAGAGTTGTGTCCCTATCCCGCTGTATATCTTGGTCTGCTAAAAGTGCGGGTTCCACCTTCGCCAGTCCGAGTGCTAACTTAGTTTTGAACATTATCTGTCCAGTCCCATAACTGAGAAAGTTTGTGTTAACTTGGATTAAATCTTTAATGTAGTCCATGTTGTAAGAGTGTTTTTTCGC